TGTGTAGCTCTCGCCCTGTTCGCGTTTGAAAAATGTAGCCTGATCCTGTGTCCAGTACTCGTCGAAGATATACACCTTACCGTCCGATGGATCCAACTGCTCATAGGTCCGACGTACTGCTTGCAACTCATCGTCCAGAGTGGACTTGTATATTGGCGTCACCTCATTTGGCGGGACAATTGCATACTTGAATTGACCTTCTGGGCCATGCCAGCAATGAATCCAGCCGACACCGGCCAGTGAAGCGTCCACGGATAACCGAAACAGCGTCTTATTCCAATCGTCACCGAGCATTTCGAGTACCTGCTTGTTCAGTGAGTCGTTGCCGGTGTCAATCATTGGCGGGCGAGAAACCCCGAACGCTGCCTTTTGGTCAATCAACAGCTGCAAGAAATTTGAGCTCACCCGACTGTCGTGCATTCGCAGCGGATTGTCCGGCTTGTCGGTCTGCTCATCGGCTTCGCTCTTCTGCTTCTTACTTTTCAGCACGATGTCATTGCGATTGTGGTAGTACCGTTTGGATTCCTTGTATCGGTTATCACGCTTGACCAGGTCGATATCTGACTGCTCAAAGACCTTACGTGCTGTGTCCAAGTCCATCGGTTTTGCATTTGCCATTTAATCACCTCCCATGCCAAAAATAGCTGCGTTTGAAATACGGGACGATCACTGTCTCGACCATGTACCGGTCAGCGTCGCAAGCATGGTCATGCTGCTTGACCGGCTTGTCTTCGCCACGGTCTGCTGCCTTCTCGTCCCAGATATACGAATTCATTTCACGAAAAGTGTTCACGCACTTGCTGGACCACTTGATTTTTCCTTCATCCATCAAAGACATCTCGCTGCGGATTCCATCGAGCACATTGTTCTTTGCGTTTCTCACTCTGAATCCCCTCTGCTTCAACGCCACTTTGAACGACTTAGCGGATGGATCAAGGATAACTGGCACTGCTGATTTTTCCAGTCCGTTCCGATCATAGAATTTCTCCAGCTCGTCAGCGTACTGTTCATCAGATAGTTGCGTGTTGGTCTCACTGTCACGTCCCGAATAGTAATACTCATCAGTGGAATACCAGACGCCCCGATACAGGCTCCATCGCTTGAAGGCCGTGGCGTTCATTGTCCCATAGTCGATTGAGACAGCATCTTGCTCATAAACAGTGTCCGCCGGCAGGTCCACGACCATCGTCTCCTGATTGAAATTGGAGTAGATGATCCCTTCTGCCATGACCCAAAGGCCCTGGATATACCGCTTGTAGAACACGCCGGAATACTGGCTCTCGTAACGCTGTCGTGTCTCCAGATCCATCGAAGGATTGTCCGTCATCAAGAAATGCAGCCGCAGTGCGTTGCGTTGCTGAATACGGTCAATCCACTGGACTTTGAACCAATGGAATGGCCCAGCGGGGTTGCAATTAAACCAGAGCTTAGCGCCCGTTTCCGAGTTCCGTGCCGTGGCTTGATTGACAAACGATTCCGGCATCAAAGCCACTTCGTCAAAAAAGAATCCAGCCGTCGTCAACCCTTGAACCAGGTCTTGACTGGATTCGTCCTTGCCGCCGAACAGATAGTAATAGTTCTCTTTGCCGCCTCGACTGATGGTGATCATGTTCTCGGCTCGGTTGTCACGCAGATGAAAACCACGACTGGCCAGCATCTGTTTCAACGGGCCAACCACGTTACGTCGTAGCGATCCAATTGTCTTGCCCGCCATCCCAAATTGCTTGCGGTCAAACGTATGCATTGACCAAAGGACAAACGACATGGACATCACGACCGTCTTACCAGCTCGTATCGAACCGTCGGCGATCACCATGTATTTATCCTTAGTCGCTGGATATCGCCACCAGGAGAGAACTTGCATTTGCCGCCGCGAAAACGGCTGGAACTTAAACGTCGTCTTCTGTTTCTGACGTTGATTGATCATCAGCTGCATCGTGCTTGTCCTCTCCTTTCCATACCTGCGTCAAGTTGTGGTCAATGGCTTCAATGAAGCCGTCATCGTCTTGTCCCTCAACTTCTTCTGGATGAAGAACCAGCTTAGCTTGATGTTCCAACAAGTCGGCTTCCACCTTGGCCTTGCGGGCCTGTGCGTCTGACAGGGCGCCAGCCTTGTCAATGATGTAAGAGGCAGCGTTATACCTGACCATTTCGGACCGCCCATGCAGTAGGCTGCTTAGTGTGAGCACAGCGTCAGAAACCAGATCCCGCAACATAAACTGATTGTATTCGTCTTGACCCGTTCGGAAATCCTCACGCCGCTTCCAACTAGAAAGTGTCTGCGGAACCACATGGATTTCCGTAGCAATTTCAGCCTGATTGTGCTTACCCGCAAATAGCAACATGATCGCGGTCTGCTGCTTTTTCGGCAGCGAATTAAAGGTCTTCAAACTTCGTATTTGTTCAGGTTTCACTACATATCACCACACCTCCTAGACAAAAAAACAGCCTGTACTTTGGGCTGTTGAACAGTGCACTTTCTATAATTGAATTGGGCATTTCAAAGCTGTTCTCTTAATTTTCTTACGTCTCCCTGGATACTGCCATTTCCCAGAAGTGTCCAGAATTGCTGGCTGAACGTATACATATTTAATTTCAGGCGAGAACGCTTTGTAATAAGTGTTATGAAACGTTTCGTAAGAACGTGATTTTATAATGACACTTTTGTCAGGCGGAACCTGTTCAATATCTGAAAGCAATGTTGGTTGAGCTTTCTTAGACCCAAAACGATGCTTATAAACCTTTATCCCCCATGCCTGTATTTTCGAATCAAATTGACTGTTATTGAAAAATGTAACTTCGAGAATGTTTGCTTTCGTAATCTTGATGCCACTCTTATATTTGATTTGGTTTCTAGTTGATGCTTGCCAAAGTGCCACAACTACAGCAGCAATCGTCCCTATAGCCCCAAACCAGTCAGCAACGCTTCCCCACTCAATTTCTTTCCACCAATTCATTAAAATCACCTCAGGAAAATAGTACCCGATTTTGTATTCGGATACCATAGTGAGGTGACTCTTAGTTTTGGCTTTCGCCAATTGCCGAGGACGGACTCGAACCGTCAACATCATGCTTATGAGGCAAGTGAGCTACCAATTGCTCTACTCGGCGATAATCAACACGCTCGCCGCACATCCGACGCTGTGGCACGTCTGGTAGTGAATGATCGGGTCATGGCATGTTGGCCCCTGGCTGACATGTGATGCGAACTGGATGTTAAACAGCTCGATTCCATATTATTTTCCACGTTACGATGTGGCAGTGAACGAGGGGCAATTGGGCGGCCAGGCATCGAGCCTGTCTGATCGGAAAGTATCAGAGCATCTGCTCCGCCCTCAAGATAAATCATGGTAAAGGAGGTTTTGTAGATTGCCATTACTGGCAATACAGCCGACGGGATTCGGACCCGCATACATAGACTCAACCCATTTGAGTTACGGCTGCACCGCCCACGACCGAGTTCAGGCGGTCGAACACATCCTTTCTGAATGTGTGTGGGCTTATCTAGCTTTGGTACACTATCATAATAACCTGGAAAAAGCGTTGTTTCCGACGACAAACCGACGATTTTTCAATCGAACCTTCTGAGGTCTGAGAGTTGGTACGCCTCTGCAAACATCAAGAAGGCCCACCGTTTCAGGTCACGGTATCGACTCTCCTCGTATCCAAGCTGCTGCATAATCTCGATATTGTTCCATTCCGGTACCGTCAAATATAGCTTGGTCAGGATAAACTCGCTCTTGGCGTCCAGTGCGTGAATAGCTCTGACCGTCTCCTCGACTTCCTGCAATGCAGACGCCCGTTCGACAAGTCGATCGTCAGCGTGATTGATTGCGGACTGCATTCTGGGCATTCCGTCCATATTGGGAGACTGCAACAAAGACAAGCTCCTTCCAGCACGCAGCACTCGCTTCTGATGTTTCTTGAGAAACCCCCTAACGTTGGCCACGGTTGATTTCACATCAAGTTCTGGCATCATCGCCATCATTACAGCCACCCCTTCTGGTATACTGGTCTGTGAGAGATATTCAAGGATGGCCGCCACGTGCGGCTTTTTTATTTGTCTGGGATTATGAATCCCCACTTCGGGTGTGTTGTCTTCAAAGGCTCTCGGTGCGGCTGCTGCCGACACCACTCTTCGTTGCGCTGACGAGCGGCGATCATCCGGCGCTTCTTCTTTTTGACGCGGGACTTCTGTTTTCCCCACTATTCTTCGCTCCAATCGATGATGATCTGGTTGTAATTAGTGGTCGTGCCACCAAGCCCGAAGAATGAAGTTTGCTCCACCCAGGTCTTGCGATACACCGACAGCGAGTGCAGCCGCTGAGACAGCATCAAGACCATCAAGTCATCTTCCATGCGGCTCACCAAATATTGGGCACGATTGTCGGAGTCTCTGTGGTATTTTTTCAAAAATTCGTTACGGTCATACAACACCAGCTTCTTTTCGCCTCTGGATGCAGCTTCCCGGCAAAGTCGCGGCACGTCCGTATTGTCATACCAGCGCTCAAACCATCTGCCGTACTGTTCCTCCCGCAAAATGTTGAGTGCATGGCGCATATCGGTTTGTGTCATTATTTGCCCTCCAATCGACGGCCACACATCGGGCAGTATCGGCAGTTTTTTTGCTTGTCAGCTAAACGGGTCGATTTCGGCCCCTTTTCAGCGGCGAGTGCAGCCGCAAATCGTTCACGGTATTCGGCTTCTTCTTGGTCAGCCACGCCTGGATAGGAAAATTCGTCATCCTTGTATAAATCTTTAAAGCTATCAAGTAAATCGTCAAACACGTCCTGTACTGTTTCAGCCATGTCGCGCCTCCAGTAAATCCGGGTTTTCATAAATATTACCGATGACTTCGCACGTTTCACCGTAAGCTTGAATTGTCGCCAGCACGTTGGCATCATAATCAAACTCACTCGGCACATGATCCAGATCGAAGGCCGGATAGCCTTTATCGCCAAACCACTTGACCGGCGCCACAAACGATTCGCCGTCCTCTGCGGTGACCTTAACGATATCGCCCTCGTAAATCTCCTTGCCGTCCTTGTCTTTGAGTCCCGTGTACTCGTTGATCTCGACATTTTGTGGAACGGACTGCCAATCAGGCCCATCATTCCAAACCGGCACTGTGGTTTCAGCGATTACCGTGCCGTCGGGATAAATCCAGAGGACGCCGTCCTCTGGATTGTCCAGATAATCGTCCATCCAAACTTCTTGGCCTTTATTCCATGCTCTAAACTTAATCTCTCGTTTCATTTCTCCGCCTCCAGTAGCTCCGGATTATCAAAAATATTTCCGATGACCTCATACTTTGCGCCTTCATCGTTCGCCCAATCGCTCTGTCTGCAGCTTCGATTGCCAAACCGAATTGAGTATCCATATTTAGCTGTGTATTCAACCCAACCGATCCTATCGCCCGGTGATAACACCACTCGATGCACATTGACGATGTCACCTTCGTATACTTCCCGTCCGTTCTTGTCGTGCAGGCCGGTGTACTGCATCAGAATTATGTGCGGTTGGTATTGCACATTCACGGAACGGGTCTTGCCGTTCTGATTTCCAATAGCCACTTCAAGACCCGTGTCAAAGGTGATTTCACCCACTGGTTCCATCTTGTGAGCCATGGTATCCCACGCCCGAAACTTAATTTCACTTTTCATTTCTCCGCCTCCAATTTAACGATTTCCCCGTGTTCCTCCTTGCTCAATACATCCTGGCTTTCCTTCCGCAGCGCCGCTTGGTGTATGTCTTCATGGTGATATACTCCTACTCAAATTCGATTGCTGGTGTGTCCAGGTGCTCAATCAAGCCAAGGTGTTCCAACCGCTCATAGTTGAGACGCTCGCAGTATAAATCTGCTTCGTACTGAGACCTGAATTCCTTGATTTCGGTTTCGCCATTGCGGCCCACAATCTTGAATTTCATTTTTTATCAATCCTCTTTCTTCGTTAGCTGATGAATTACTTCGTTTTTTAAATTAGGGTGCAGATGAACGATCACTCGTTTCTGCTCGACCCCGTAATTATTTTGGTGGTATTGCATCCACAAGCAGGCTCGAAACACGTCACCGCCATTTGACTTAATTGCTGCTTCCATTGTTCGCTTGAAAACAACTTGATCCGGTGTCAATTACTCATCTCCCTCAATAATTTGTCGCGTCCCGCCAGTGATATTTGAAATCACGGGTGACCAGTGGCTGCTTCTCGTTCAACGTCTTGGTGACGCCCTGGGTGATCACTTTGAAATCGTGTGTCCGGACCACTACTGCCTCGACCGGATGGCCATACCGCATGGCAAACAGTCGAAACCGCAACTTGTTGGCTTGATCGATGCCGTACGCTCCAAAGCTGTTTTTCACGTCGATCACGTGCAGCCACTCGCCCTCCCAGTTTTTGATGATCACGTCTGGCGTGTAGATGATGCTGGATATTTTACCGCCCTCAATCTCGGTCAGCGGCCGCAATTGAAATCGGGGGTGAATCTCGTACGGCAGACCGCAGTCCCGGACAAAGTGAGTGTAGAACTGGTACTCTTTGGCACTATCGAACGTGTGGCCATCGGCGAAAAACTTGTTGCCGCACTTATTCAGGGCTGTTGGCGAACGCTTGTGCATTTTGGGTGAGCTACTCATTGGCTCTCGCCTCCCGTGCCTGCTTCAATCGCGCACCCATTTCTTTTCTCTGGGCGGCTGATAACGACCGTCGTTTCATGATGAGAACATTTCCGCTTATAGTTCCCTCCATTCGGGTGATGTCCCCGTTTTCTTCTATTGTCATAGTGGCGTTCTGGACCAAATCGCGATATTTACGATTATGTTTCGGTACGTCCGAATAGTAGTGCCATTCTTCCAGCTCGCGATCATAACTGATGATCGTCTCTTGCTCATTCCGTGGTGTTGTTGTCATTTCTCCGCCTCCTCGCCGTTGGCCTTGATCGCAGCCCGACGAAATGCTTGGGCCACAAGTACATCAGGATTGCCGGACTGTTCTTGATCAAAGCCGTAAATCTTCACACTCACATAAGTTTTCATTCTGGTAACTCTCCTTCATGCCAGCTTCCGTCATAGTTCAACCACAGCCCTTTGGTGATAATCCACCCATCCTTTGATAGACGTTGCCCGAACTTCATGCCATTCAGAACCGCAGTGACTTTGGTGCCGGCGTATGCCTCCAAAACGTCTGAGAAATAATAATATTGGTCATGTTCAAAGCTATATCCTCGGTAATGTGCTCGTGGATAAGGCTTCTTGCCCGCTATACGCAATTCCCTGTTGATGGTGGTTTGATGAAGCCCGATTTTCTTGGACATTGCTTTGGGTGAGAAACCCTTTCGCAAAAATTTGTCGATGACTTTCAAACGCTCTGCCCGTGACCACTCTTTAACTTGGTCGGGATTGTATTCGAGTTCTTGACGTTTATTCCTTCGCGGACGAGTTTCAGGTTTCTCGATAGCTTCGTTAATGGGCAGCCAGCGCGGATCACCACGCGGCGCATGCACCTTCTCCAGGGCAATGATCTGTTCCAGTAATTCCGGGTGCCGTGACAGTCGTGCCATATCATTCACCTCGATTCATTTCCCGTGCTTTCTTGACATACGGCAGCCACTTCTTCCGCAACGATGCGAATTGGGATGCATCGGTCATGGTCCAGACTGGTTCAAGACTTTCGAACGTTCCTTCTCCGCCATTGGCCAATGCAAATCGTGTTTCGCTGTGTGCCACCCATAACGCCAGGAAACAGTCGTCCAATAGTTGTGCTTGCTTCTTGACCAGCTGCATATGAATCACCGTCCACTGCCGGTTGTCCGGTTCGTATTCGTCCATACTCTTCTGGATTGTCTTGCAGTCGCGCTGGTCCTGCGCAATGGCTTCGAACTGCATCAGGACATAGAGCGTGATGTCGAATTTCCACAAGTCAATCTGGGCAATTAATTCCGCAAACGTCATGTCACGACTCCTTGAACAGCATCATAGCCGGCAAAAATTCGAATTGTGATGACTTCAGCTCGCCATCACGATTCTTCGCAATTTTGACCATCACTTGCCGCTTGCCGGAATCCTCGTCACTGGGATCGTCCACCCGGTAAAGGAAGATGACCACGTTGGCGTCCTGTTCGATGGAGCCAGAATCCCGGAGGTCATATAGTTCCGGAGCCCGGTTATTGCGGGCATTCTCGCGGCTAAGCTGGCTCAGCAGGACAATTGGCACGTCCAGCTCATTGGCCAGGACTTTGAACGCTCGGGTGATGTGCGTCACGTCTTGGTAGCGGCTGCCACTTGGCACATCCGGCTCAATCAGCCCCAAATAATCCACGAATGCCACGTAATGGCCTTTCTGCGCTGTTGCCGCCCGCTCCCGGATAGCCCGGCTAATCTCGCTGAGTTTATGGGCATTGTCGGTAATCTCGATGTTACTGTTGTCCAGTTGCTTGGCTGCCGCCACCACTTTCTGTTGTTGATCAGATGCTAGCCGATAATACTTGATGGCGCCGAGCGGTGTCCTGGCCGCCAACGCAATAAACCGGTTGCGGGTCTCCGTGTTGGTCATCTCCAGTGAATACAGGTCAATTACCATATCTTTGTAGTTCTGCTGGATACCATCGATCATGTTGACGACAAATGCCGACTTACCTGTCGACGGTCGGGCACCAATAATGATCAATTGACCGCCGGACAATCCACCGCCCAATAACTGATTGAGTTTTGGCATTGTCTTGATCATCCGGTCCTTTTTCTGTGGCTGCTGCACATCATGGATGTAATCAGCCATCAGTTTGGATAACTGCTCACCATTGTTCTGACTATTGGACTGGCTCATTTGGTTGATAGTTGAGAGCAGCTCATGGGCTTTATCATCCGTTGGCTCACGGGCAAACTGAGCAGCTGCATACTGTGCTTGACTGACGGTATATCGCTTCTGGAGCGTCCCAATCACGGATTCCAACGGGTAGCGGAAGTTCTGGCTCTGATCAATCGTTACCCAGTCAATTCTCCTCGCAGCAGCCTTATTCTCCAGCTCAAATTTCCGGGCCAGATCCATTTCGCCAAGCCAGTCTCCGTCCAGCTTGACCATCAGCCGCACCAGTGCCTTAGCGTTTGCATCGCCAAACCATTCCGGCCTGATTGGCACACTGTGGATCAGACGCGGCTTCGTGGCCAACTGCCCAATGAGCCAGTTCTCGCTGCTATTCATTCACTTCACCTCCGTATTTATCCAGGAACTTCAATATCTTCTCTGCGGTCGTCGGGCGCCCATTTTCTGTCAACCCTTTGGCCGCCAACTCGGCAGCCTCTTCCAGCGGAACTCCTGGGTATAGCGCCATCTCATCTCGAATCTCCCGCAGCGCCGCCGCGGCCTTGTCTATGGGTTTAGGTGCCTGTGGTTCAGGAGTAACCCCACCGCCTGACCAATCGTCTTCCCAAGAACGCTGATTAAAGAACGAGCTTCCCTGTTTGATGTATTGGGGATCAGTCTGTTCCTTAGTCAGATACTTGACATAAGCTTCAATGCCCGTCTTTATCTGATCGTCAGTTGCTCCATCTTTGATTGCCTTCTTATACGCCTTGAAAGAATTCTGTTTTCCCAATTTCTTGGGATACAATTTCCAAAGGGCATTAAAGCGATCAAGCAAGGCATCAGATGATGGTGTTTTCTTCTTATCATTCTTATCATTCTTGTTAGTTGTCACTTGCTTGTCAGTTGCTTGTCGATTGCCTGTCAACTCGTTTGTCACTTCTTTAATGCCTTCTTGGTATTTCGCCCAATTAGCAATGGTTACAAGGCGTCCAGAGTTTGTCGATTCACTTGTCAAAAACCCGACACTTTCGAACTTGGTTAAGGACGTTCTAACAGCTCGAATGCTGACGCCTTTTCCTGACTTTCCTTTGATTGATTCGAGAGATGTGACCATTTGCCCCGGCTTGGCGGAAAACTTTTTTCCTTGCCAAATCCACTTTCGTTCCTTGTGGTTGGCCATCAATAGCAACGTGACCATCACGACCTTCTGAACTGGTGTGCAGTTAATCCAGAGATCGTCATCCAGCAATACTCTGTAAAGCTTTATCCAACCTCCGTCTGCCATGTGATCACCTCAAATCAGAATGGGAGATCGTCATCGCTGATGTTGATTGACTCACCACCGTCCGCGAACGGGTCCTTGACAGTGCTGGCTGCTGGTTTACTTGCAGTCGTGGGGGAGCTGGTGTCATGCTGTTTGATTTCTGGTTCTTCCGTCATCGCTTCCTGAGACGGCTTGAAGCTGTTGATGGCTGGATACTGCTTACCGTTGCTTTCCTCAATCTTGACCTTCACCCGGACCGGCTTGCCCAGCATTGCTTCTGCCCAGCCTTGTGGATTGCCGAAATCGTGATCGTCCTCGAAGGCACCAGTGGCCTTAGTCAGGGCGTTGAAGCGCCAATCAGATTTGGGACTGTCTACGAAGTTATCAAACCGAATTTCCGACCCAGCCCCTTCCTGATCAACATCGTCACGCACCTTGTAATTCATCGTGATCATGGGCCGGTTGGTTGATTTCGTCATCGTGTATTCGTAGGCATTAGGATAAACTTCGTACTCGCCTGCTTTAGTGATCATCGAATTGCCGGCATTATTCTCGTTGTACTTGAAACTCATTTTTCAGCACTCTCCTTCTTGGTTGGTTGCTTCGTGGCTGCTGCTTTTTTCTCAGTGGTCTTGGTCTTTTCCTTCTTGGCTTGTGCCTCGGCGTACTTGTATCCCTTAGCCAGCTCCTCCAGAGTCCAGTCGGCTAGGTTATCCTTACCGACCCGCTTTTTTAGCATCTCCAGACTCTTAGCTGCCACTTCGTCCTTGGCAAGCGTCTCGATGGCGATTAAAGCCTTGCGCTTGCGCTCACGCGCCTCGGCCACCAGGTCAACGCCCTCCTCGGCCCATGCGTAAATCTTGTGGCCTGTCTCCCGATTCAGCGGACGTTGCTCCGTGAAAATTGACGAATTGTCTTTCATTGCCTGAGCACTGTGGTCTTGATAAAGCTGGAAGGTGATCGTGAACTCGTATTCCAACCCGTCCTTCAAGTCCGGTTTCAGGCCGACCTTCTCAACTTGGACCTTGCCCACGTCATTCCGAGTGACTTCGATGCCCTGCTTACTGCGGGACGTCGCGATAACATGGACATCGGTATCAGACACCAAGCGCAACAACTGCTGCTGGTCTGGGCCGACCTTCTTCCAGTCGCTGAACGCCCCGCCAAGCTCGTTCACTTTGTCAATCAGTCCGCCTTCACCGCTCCATGCGCTGGTGAGCGAGTCAATGATGATCACTTCCACGCCGGCCTGCTTCAACATATCAAACGCCTCGGCGTAGCTCTGGACGGTGAATGGCGGTTTCAATTCAACCTGCAAGAAATTACCAATCGTCACGTTGTCATGCTCCGTGTTGACGTACAGGCTTGACCGATTGTGTTCAGTCTCCACCATGCCGATTTTGGCCCAGTGCTCTTCATCGGTTGCTTTGGGGAGCATCGCCTCGACAATGCCCTTAGCGATGAGCAGTGAACTGAGCGTCTTGCCTGAGCCGCTGGCGCCCATCAGCATAATTGGCACTTTAATCTTGGCCCGTTCGGCCTTCTGAATTTTCATCGTGCATCTTCCTCCTCGTCCATCCGTCCCAGATATCGCTGAATCTCTTCGTTTGTCATGCGGTCCATTTCTTCAAGCGACATTACCTCACCGCCCAAGACAGGCCGTTCTCAGTCATGTAGGCTTGGAGCGCATTTATGAAGGCTTGGAGCGCGTCCATTTTGTCTTGCGTGGCAGAGACTTCAATCACATAACTGTACTTCGCGGGTGCGTCCACGACCTCACCGGTTTCCGTATCAATCACCTGATCCCCGACCTTCTTCTGGTGCAAGGCGTCAATGGCTGCCTGTGCTTCCTGACGCTGCTTCTCAGCCGCTGCTTCCTGCTTCTGCTGTTCGGCATAGTTGTCCATCCGAGCCATGACGTCGGTCATCTCAACGCCCTGGTCAACCAGCCCAAGCCAGCCGCCAGCATCAATATCCAATGCCTTGGCGTAATGAGCAATTGCTTTTCGGTCAGCCTCATGCTTTTCCTTCTGGCTTTTGACGAAATCGGCTGCGGCCGCAATCTGACGGGTGCGCTCAATGCTGGATAACGACTTGTTTTCCCAGTGCTGATCGTATTGGATATCTTCCGGTGCCAAGCCACGGGATTCTGTGATGGTCTTGATTTCCTGGCGCACTGCCTCGGCACGCTCTTGCCGCTGCCGTTCTTCCAAGCCCTTCACGCCTTCGTCAATTGGGGAAATGGCTTGGTCAATGATCCCAGTCAACGCGTCTACTTTGTCCTTAAAATCGTCGTAAGGCTTAGCGTATTCGCGGCGGACTTCCTTGCGTTTATCCTCAATGGCGGCCCGAAACTTGCGCAGGTCGGCCCGTGACTGCTTGGCCGCTTTAAGTGTCCGTTCGGTAATCATCAAGTTGTCATACTTGGCGGCAATAGCCTTGGTCTGCTCAACCATGGCGTCATAGTTATGGATAGTCAGAGACGCCGGCGTAAATTTGACACCGAAGTTCGTGACAGATACTTCGTTTTGGTTTAAGTTATTCATGTAAGGTATTTCCTTTCAGTCCGTCTGACGTTGCCCCGTCGGCGGCTTTTTCTTTACCTTCCACCCAGTCCAGGATATCTTCGAGTAGCAGGATTTCTGAGGCTAGTGATTTCATGACATCTGCATCCTCCTGGTACAATGCCTTGTAAGTCAACGCTTTAACCTTAAGCTCACGGAGTTCCAACACGCGTTGATACACGTCGGTACCGGTGCTGTTGATAATAAATTGTGGTCGCATTATGATTACCTCCTATGCCCACGCATCTAGCAGATGGGCTTCCTTGTGTTGACGTGTCAATTGACGGATCTTCTTGTTGGCGATCCGCAGCAAGTCATCAATCTCATCTGACGGGCCCGCCAAGATCCGCAACATCGTGAGTCGATTCCGCCAGTTCATCAGTGTGGCTAAATGCTTTTCATCGTTGTCCATTCTGATCATCCTTTCTAGCTCCATCCGCTACCCTGGATTCGGTCCCAGTTCTTCTCGATCCAGTAAGCCATTGGCCGCGCCTTAATCTTCCATGGGCTACCTTTCCCCGTACTGTATCGGACAGGCCCATCACGGTCAGTGCTGAGATCAAACTCATTTGGCTTGAGCACATGCTCCACTAACCATCCAGAGTCCCGGCCCACCTGATCAGCGAACTGTTGCAGTGTCCAGGTGACGCCCCAGAGATCAGGGCGCACACTCTCCGGTGGTTGCTCAAAGCGTCGTTGCAATTTAGTCGCCGGCATCTTTACTCACCTCCTTCCCGCCTACCTTATTGCGCGCCATACTCCGAAGAATTGGCAGAATACGGTCTGCCGTAGCCTGGGCGTACCCCAGATAATAAGCGGGATCATCATTGGGCAAAATCGTAATATGCTCGACCAACCGATAAACCTCTTCAATTTGGTCCTGGCGAACATTAATCTTTTGTTCATCGAGTTCCATTTCTGTTCCTTCTTTCTTTGTTCCTATGAGATAATGCTTTCAGGAGGCGTAGCCATGACAATGACAATTTCCCTCGATACCCTGATTTCTTTGATCGCATTACTTGTTTCCATTGGGAGCGCCATCTACACCTGGCATTTCAATCACTACCGCATTCAACTTGTACAGGCTTTTCAGTCAACTGATGAAGAGCAGGTGCGGATCGATTTTTCGATCATGAATTTGTCAACCCGACCAATTGAAATCCTGAACGTTAGCTTGTCACGTCATGGTGTGCCCATACACGACAACGGATTCAATCCGAACTCATATCGGGAAGCTCAATTTAAGGCAGAACAGGAACAGCGAAAGCTGGATCGGAAGAAACAAATGCGCTTGTTTGGGTCTATTGCTTCATCGAATGGCGCACCTTCCTCAATGCCACCAAGGTTTGATCCGTACGGGGAGAGCAATAACTTCGATGGTCCATTGACCCTGGTCCCGAACGAATCAGAGGACTTGAGTTACTTCGTTGATCAGATTCCTACTGACATAGTCATTACCTGTGACCGGCGAATCCACTGTTTTAGACGCACCCAATCATTCGTGCCACATCTTCACAAGCATGATTAAGATTGCAATGTTGGTAACTAGGATCAGTGCCAACACAACGGTCAACATTGGGTCATTCATTTCTATTCCTTCTTTCCCTGCCCCTGTGGGATAATACCCACAGGAGGCGATTACCATGTCCGATGAATTCCCCACGTATCGTGCGGCTCGCAAGGTGTTGAAGGCTCTCAATCAGGTTGCTTTACCTGGCCAGATTGTGTCTAGTGACACCGTTGCAACGCGGCTGAACATTTCTCATCTAGTGGTTGAAGACCATGCAAGATACTTGGCATCTATTGGGTTGCTCAAGTACGACAAGCCCAAGACGGACTACTATGCTTCACTCAGTCCGACCGATGCTGGGGCCAAATATTTCGTCTTGTCGGCCGATCGAGTTCGACAGTTTATGTACAAGTCCGTGGCGGTGCCTGTTCTGGTTAGTCTGTTCACATCACTTGTTCTTCACTGGCTATTTGGATAAAAGCCAGTAGACAAATGCCGCCGTGCAGAAAGCCACAAATGCTGGCACAATCCATTCGTTGATGATCCTGTCGTTCTGCTCCTCGACCGGGTCTTTTTTTCGTTGTCCGTACATGATTTAGCCCTCCTCGACATATCCGATCCGACTCAGCAACCTGATCACTGCTTCAGGCGCACCCAATTATTCGTGCCACATTTTTGCAAGCATGATTAAGATTGCAATGTTGGTAACCAGGATCAGTGCCAACACAACGGTCAACATTGGGTCATTCATTTCTATTCCTTCTTTCTTATTGCTCGTGAGATAATGCTCTCGGGAGGTGTTGAATTTGATCTGGTTATCTATAACCTTTCTGCTGTGGCGAATGAACTTGTTTGGAAGGGCCAAAGTGTCCCTGAAGTATCGGCACTTGGATTTCATTAAAGCCAATCAATTGGCTAGGCGAGAATATCGACATTTCAAACCGACGGGCTCCTCAGTTACCGAATCCGTACCCACCGAGTACATGCGGATAACTGTCCAAGGTAAATATCACCTGATGAAGACAACTCTGTCCCTAGTTCCTTGGCTTATTTCCATCCTTGCGCTTATCATCAGCATTCTTGCTTATTTGAAAAAGTAAACAAGGATTGCGACGACCAGGGCAATACCCGACACAACGTACCCACCAATCTCAATCCGACGTTCGTACTCGTCCGGAGTGAGATATTTTTGTGTTTGCTTATTCATTTGGTTTCCTCCATCGGGAGCGCAGATTTAATTGCCTGGACGCCACGTTCCGAGTACACCCATTGCGGCACCTCTTTATCGCTGTAGCGGGACTTACTATTCGTCCAGCGGCCGTATTCGTTTTGGCCAGGCTGTTCTGCCTTGATTCCTAACTTGTTGGCAATTTTTCCAACCTTCTGGCCGGATGAGATACCGAGTTTCTTTGCCGCCTCGCCAGCGCTGTATTCCTTCTGCTTCAGGACCGGGATCGTCATCTCGCCGGTCAGTTCTTTGGCTGCCAAAGCGAGCAGCGTTTGTTGCGATGATTTTGAATCGGTGTGCAGTGCGATCCGATAGAGAGCATTGGCTCGCTTGGTTTTCTCACGGGTGATTGCCAACTCGGCCTGCTGCGTTGGATCCAGTTTTTTTACCGGAAGCCGTTTTAGAGTTGCTTCCATTGAGTCAAATGCTTGAATGTACTGGATTTTGAATTTCAACGCTTCCTTTCCGGTGAAACCCATTGCCAAGAGTGAGAAACCATCCCGGTTCATGAAATACAAGGGGTATTCTTTGCCTCGGCTTTTGTAGGTTCCTTCTGCAAAGAATTTGGCGGCGGAATTTTCCGCCACGAGATTTTTGACGGTTTCTAAAACGTCTTTGTGTTGCTTGCCAAACACTTCGGCGACGCGCAGGCTTGAAGTCACCGCCCGCTGATCGTGCATGATTACCAGTTCGTTCATTCTTCTTCCTCCATTCCTAATACCTTGTAAATCTTCTGGCGAATGCGGCGGGACTTAGGATCGACTCCACCGTGGACGGCCCGGCTGACCTGTTGCGGTCCTTCGCCAATAAATTCGGCCAACTGGCGTTGCGTCATATCTTGCCGAATCAAGGCAATCTTGATTGATTTCTCAACCTCGGTTGCTTGGTTCTTCAACATTTCTTCTGGCATATTCTTCACCCTTTCCGTTATTTATTTATCAAGTAGTTGCATAATTTAGCACGTGTGCTAATATGAATGTATAACAAATAGCCGTGAAGAAATCACTGATTACGGGTAGCTCGCCAAAGTGCCTTAATCAATTGCTTGGGCTTTTTGTTGTCTAATTACTTGATGAGTTCATTATTGCGCATCTGTGCTAATATTGCAACCCCAAAATACGCATATGGGCTAATTATTTTTTCTCATCAGCTAGGAGTGTAGCGATGACAACGTTTGAGCTGATTAAAGAGCTGGCAAAAAAGCAGGGATTGTCCCTCGCCCAGCTTAACGACAAAGCAGGTTTGGGAAAGAATTCAATTTATCACTGGCGGACAAAAACCCCCAGTACTGACAGTCTTCAGAAGGTTGCTGACGTTCTCCACGTCTCCGTGGATTATTTGCTGGGTAATACTGACGACCCGTCACCAAATTCGCCAAATTTCCCTGACTTATCCGATGACCACATATTTATGTACCAAGGTCATCCCATCCCCGAGGAAGACATGGAAACAATACGTGCAATCCTCGACCGGTACGCAGCTAAAAAGAAGGGGGATAAGTGATTTGGATGAGTTCTTGGGACAAGTACTCAATTATGGTTATCACCACGACATTGGTTACTTAATTGAACCGATGGAAGATCCCCTCACCCCACCGGTCAGTGACACGGCTAATCGTGTAATCATTCTTAATGCGAATTGGCCAACCCCACGAGAAATGGCTTTTCAGGCGGCACACGAATTTTCCCACGTATTAAATGGAGATGTCGGTCAATATCACTACGCCACCTCTCCAGCACGTAATAGGGTAGAAGCAGCTGCTAACCGTCGCGCATTATCTATCGTAATCCCGATGTACTTCGACAATGTTGACCCTGACTGCGCTAATTACCAGGAATTTATGGACGATCTCGCCATTCCTTATTGGCTCGAAGACGAAGCACGTCATCAAATTACCGATTACTACTCTGGAAGGGAAGAATAAACATGGATGTAGAAGAATTACGGCAATACATTGAGGAGAACAGTCACTGTCAAGGATACGTTCATGAGCCACGAGCTGGCTCATCTTAACGAAATCAACGATGGGCTGGCTCCATCTCGTCGTCACAATGCAGCTGTCATGCAGCATGATGCGGATCGGGCTTATGACGCGTTTATTGATGATCTGTACAACCGGATCATGGCCGGGCTGAAACTCCATCGCACTGATAGCCCGAGAAATGGGCGACCGCATTGAGGAAGCCGAAGTCTTGGACAACGTCGAGGAGTCAATCCTGGATGCCGACGAATAAGCATCGTAGTCAAACAATGTGAATGAAGTTGTAATGATTTTCTCAACCTAAAGGAGCGTGGTCTTATGGCAACCGTCATGGTCCGCTTTTATCAATGTGGTCACCGAATCGTCAAGAACTTCCAAGCAGAACTGATCAAGACGTACACAAATTCTGCCTTGCTTGACATTACGGATAGTCAGGCTTTTACAGTTCAAGAAATCATTGACTTAAATCATCGCATCGTTGTGCCGATTAAACGGATTACCGAGCAAAGGGAGTCTCGCAAATAAAAAAAACCTCACCCGCTGTAACGAGTGAGGGATTGGGCCCTGTGGTAGGCCTTGATGGACAAATCAATTTTACCACAGGGAGGAATTATCATGAAGAAGAAAGTCTTAGCAGTAGCCGCCACATTACTGGCGTCAACGCTCGTACTGACCGCCTGCGGCAGCAGTAATTCGGGGAGCAGCAGCAAGTCATCATCATCCAAGACGGAGAAGGTGGAGAAGTCCAGCAGCTCGAAGGAAAGCTCGTCATCCAAGACCGAGACGGCCAAAGTGGACCGTGCCGGCTACGACGCCATTAAGATTGGCGATTTGATGAAACAGGGTGAAGGCGGTGACACGCTGGAAGCACTGAAGACCAAGTTCGGCACGCCGGCGTCATCAACCACCAGCACCACTAACGGAGTCAAGACCGACATCATGGGCTGGACCAACGTTGACGGCCTGGCAGGCGCCACAATGTCTGTATCCTTTGTCAGTGACAAGGCTGTGAGCAAAGCAATCTCCAAGCTTAATGCTGACCGTCCGAAGGACATCACCCTGGCAACGTACAACGGCATCAACGCCGGGGCGAAATATGAGGACGTCAACAAACAGATTGGCGAACCCAACGGCTTGACCGAGACCAACGTCGCCGGCCAGACCTACCGTCGTTCGCGGTGTACCTCAACAAGGACATAACCAGTTACGCCAGCCTGTCATTTACCAACGGCGTATTAGCAACAAAAACGCAAGTCAATTTGAAATAGAAGCAAAGTTGTGTTTACACGTTTGCAGATAAGTGCTATCCACAAAGTTATCCACAGCCTATTATTTCTAAACCTGTCGATTTCGACAGGTTTAGAATCTGATTGGAGAAGCGACTAATGAAATCAAAAGTCGAAACAATAAGTACCGACGGGACGAACATCCGTCTAATCAGCACTGGATCTCAGCAAACAGACCTAATCAGTCTAACTGATATTGCCAAGTACAAAAATCCCGACGAACCAGGTGAAGTTATTCGAAATTGGATGCGCAGCCACAGCACAATTGAGTATTTAGGTCTATGGGAACAACTACACAATGAAGCCTTCAACAATGAAGCCTACACTAATCTACTGACCGAAGCAGGCTCAAATGTTTTTACCCTAACCCCGCAAAAGTGGATCAAAGTGACTGCCGCAGTTGGTATTGCCTCCAGGCCAGGCCGATATGGCGGAACTTACGCGGTGACTGATATTGCTTTCGAATTTGCTTCATGGGTATCACCGGAGTTTAGACTGTATCTGATTAAGGATTACCAACAACTCAAACAGCAGGAAAGTTCTCCAGAGAATCTGGAGTGGAATGTGCGGCGATTGCTTTCAAAGACAAACTACAAGATTCATACCAACGCCATCAAAGAACGGTTAATTCCAAAAGAATTGACAAAAGCTCAAGCAGCATATACGTATGCCAGTGAGGCTGATAGGTTAAATGTAGCACTTTTCGGTCTGACAGCGAACGAGTGGCACCAACTCCACCCGAATGCAAAAGGGAATATTCGCGACAATGCCACATTGGAGCAACTTACCGTTCTTTCCAACTTGGAGAGCATGAATGCTGAGTTAATAAAATCCGGTGAGTCAAATATTCAGCGAACGCTAAAACTCAACAAGATGGCCAGAGAACAGCTACACGTCCTCACGGAAAATATTACTGAGCAGAAAAAAATCGAGCGACGCAAATAAAAAGGCGTCCACCCCAGATCGTGGCTGTGACCGGGTGGACGCCTAGACAAACAACACTCTCGGAGTGCCGTCTTCGTGTACTCATTATACCATAGGAGGTTGAACATCATGTCAGTTTTCAAACGAGACACCGGCAAATGGGTTGCCCAGACGCTTTACTACGATAACGCCGGCAAACGGAAGTACCGGACCAAGACCTTCGGCACACGCCGGGAGGCACTGGACTACGATGCCCAGCAGCGGGAAGAAGCTGAGTTAGGGTCAGGCAACATCCCACGGGACATCTCCATTGCTAACTACTTTGACCAGTGGGTAGCGACGTACAAGCAGCCGGCCGTATCCGCCAACACGTTGCTCAAGTACACCACCAGCAGCAATACCATCTGGGAATACTTCAAGGATAAGAAGCTGCAGGACCTGAACCGTATCGAATACCAGAAATTCTTGAACTGGTACGCCGACGACGGTTTCGGGCACAAGCATAGCAAGCAGAGCGTTGAGAAACTCCACGTCCACGCCCATGCAGCCATTCGTGCCGCTTATGACGACGGTTACCTGAAACGGGACATTGCCAATCGGCCGACCATTGGCGGAAAGCAAGGCAAGAAAGATTCGCTGAAATTTTTGGAAGCTGCTGATTTTGAAAAGTTGCGGGATTACGTTGATCACTTTGCCGACCCAGATCGGTTGTCCCTCATGATGATTCAGACGGCCATTTATTCCGGCGCTCGACTCTCTGAGATTGCCGGGCTGACGTTCGCTGATGTGGACGAGAAAGCCGGAACACTGGACATCAACAAGAACTATGACTACGTGGTCCCAGATAACACGTTCAAACCGACCAAGACGGCCAGCAGCACCCGAATCATCGACGTCTCCCCTATCCTCATCAAATCGCTTCATAAGCTCATTCTGACGCAGAAGGTGCGCGCTAAGGTAAATCCCGACCATCTGGTCTTCGCTGGCTTAGACGGCACGCCACCGACCTCTAACGGTGTGAATAAGGAACTCCGGCGAGCGATGCAGCATCTGGAGATTGAGAAGGATGGATTCACTTTCCATGGCCTTCGCCACTCCCACGCATCATACCTGCTAGCATCTGGCGTGGACCTCCAGTACGTATCCAAGCGCTTGGGGCACGACAATATCGGGATCACTGCCAAGACATACACGCATATTCTGAACCGACTGGAGAAGCGGGAAATCCAGAAGACGCTGGAAGTATTGAGTGGAAAGTTCGGCGGTCAATAAAACATGGAAATGAATATTTTGGCAAAGCTGTATCCCATGCGGTCCAAGGGATTAGGATACGTCGTACTAACTCAAGTACTAACTAAACAATTGTTCCCGTGCCCAGTTAGTACGGCAGTTAGTACAACGAAAATGTTCTCCCTGTTTCTCTCTCTTTCTAAAACACCGAAATCGCGTCATATCAACGTTCAGAAGACGTAAGAAAAAGGGAGAAACCGAAGTTTCTCCCTAGATATACCGGTGATCGGGGTACGATAACAGATATAACCCGCATGGTTGCACGTTTTCATAGCTTATCTGTTAGTACAGCGTTAGTCAAAGCGGCTCTAATCCGCGTCTAACAAGGGGTTCGACGCCCTATCGGGTCGTATGGAGTTTTTACTCATTTTGCAAATCGCTCAACCACGGGGTTTGCATGTTGATTTATGGCATTACGGAAAGACCAGAAAGCACAAAAAAAGCGCCCTCCGGCAATACCAATTATTGGCTGCCAGAGGGCGTTTCTACTGTCGTATTGGGTCAAGGTTTCCCAGGTCCGAATTGCGTGTACTGTTTGGGGATCCAGGTGTTACTGCCCAGGTCGTAGTACACCTTGCCGTTGATTGTCTTCTTGCCAAACGTCTTCCACCGGGTGCCGGTCTTTAATCGCCGACCCCAGAACTTGCCATTGCCATCCACCACGTTGACACCATAACCAGCCGTGTAATTGACGGTAATTACGCGATCGTCTAGGTTGGTGTAGCGACGCGGCAGATACTCGTCATTGCCGACCAACAGCATGGGTTCGCCGTTGATGATCCGTTCACCAAGTGACTTCCAACGTGTGCCATGCAACAGGCGCCGGCCCGTCCATTGGCCGTTAGCGTGATACGTGTTAACACCATAGCCAGGCTGATACACCACCTGAGCCACGGACTCGTCAATTGCTGGTCGCGGCCAGCCAGTCTGACCAAATGCTTCCTGGTCCCATTGAGCCAAACCATTAGCTTCTATGGTAGAGATAATTGCGTTGGCATAAGTGGGTGCCGTCGCATAGCCGTCCTGCTGCACTAAGCGAGCAAACTGCTTGTAATCCTTGACGCCTAGCAAATTGTGATAGCGGCTGTTATCGACAAAAAAGTTGGCATGATCCAGTACGCTGGTGTTCCAGTCTGGATACCGGCGGAACTGGGCATAAATTGTTGTCCAGTACCCGTAATATTCCTTGGTCGCAAACGTCACCGACTGGCCGTTGTAACTGCCCTTGATTCCAAATAGATTGTTGTTCGGCGGCAGCGCCAACTGAGACGTGCCCCAGCTGGATTCAATGGCCGCTTGAGCAGCCGTCACAGATGGCAGCACACCCTTGCCCCAGGATTGGAGGGCGCCAGGTTTGATCGCCGCGAAAAACTGTTGCGGATTACTCATTGACTGGCCCGCCTCCTGCTTCTTGTTTTGCCGCTGTATCCTTGGTCAGTGCATCGCCTAAGCGAGTTAACGTATAGGTGGCACCATTACCGTCCACCGCCAGTTGACTATCTGGATAGTAAGTCAGTTGCTGGCTTGCTGGCGAATTCGAGGGTTGTGCGGGGATGTCGGCCGACACGTTGATGGGAGCTGTGTTAGTCACCGTCTCCTTATCCCAGGCCAAATGCATGGCAGAGACAGCTGACTCAACGGCACCAGCGATCACGTCATGTGATACGTCTTTTAGACCGAGCACATGCAGCGTTGATGTAATCTGATCAATAGCAGCCTTGCGCTTCTGGGCGTTGTCCAGATTACCGGTTTGTAATTCGTGCACGACATACGTCGCGACCTTGTTGATCACGTCAATCGTCGTCTGAGCAGCTTGATTGTCCTTAGCCGCCTCTTTGATCTGGTTGCTGTTACGCATAAACCAGGCCAACACCGCACCAACGATGAGCACAATCACCTGGACGATATTATTGATCAGTTGCTGATCCATCAGTCGTCTCCTCCTTTGCGGGTACATTACCATCAGTCACGATTTGGACCGTGTTCTTGCGCTGGTTACTGTACATATCGAGCTCATGGGCCACTTGGTCACGTAAAAATGGCTCAACGTCATCAATTGATCCGCGGCCATTCAAAATATCAGCCACTCTCAGCATGACCTGTGTGCTGGCCATGCCTTCATTACTCTTAGCAGTCATTTCACTCATCATTCACCCTTCTCTCGTTCGTTCAGCTGCTTTCGCAATTCAGCGTTGCTTGCCTCGGAATCCTTATACTTCTGGTACATATCGGCAAGCTGTTCCTTGAGGCTTTCAATCTGCTGTTTGTATCCATCAATGAGGTCGTTGGTTTCGTCGCGCTTGCTCTTTTTGGCAAATTGGAGATAGGCGATGTACGCCAACGCCACAGGGACGAGGACTTGCAAGATTTGGGCCAACGACTTCATTAAATCCGTCAATCCTTCCCACCCCCATGGCGTTCAGTGTCACTCTTGCGAGCCAGGAAAATTACGAAGGCAGTGTTGAGTGCATTGTTGATCCATGGCATTGAATCCCAGCCCAATCCGACCCAATGGAAGAACTCATAGACAGATAAGGCGCCAAAAAGAAACGTTGCGACCATAATGATGATCCGGTTCCAGTAAACCGAGGTCCCACCGCCTGCAGTCCAGATCAAGAACGCCGCGCCAACGGCTGCGTAAATAAAGCCAGTTACGTTGTCATTGGCCAGGACAACCAACCAACTGTGTGGTGGCCAGCGGAAATACCGGTCATGTCCAATCAAGAAAATTCCAATTCCAATGAGGGCCAACCCGACCGCTGTATGCATCGGATTGGCCTTGATCGACTTCCACATCCCACTCACCTCCTCACACCAGATATCCAATCAGGAAGCTGGCAATGATCAACAGGATTACGCCTGCGGCTTGCCAGCGTCGTCGTTTTTTTCTGTATCGAGGATCTTCTGGACCTGGGGACGGATCACTTCAGGAACTTCTTCAATCTTGCGGCCGCCATCTAGGACGTTGGCGGCGTACAGGGCAGAAAGCGCGGAAAATTTGAAATTCAACATGATAATTTCCTCCATTCAATTTTTGGCAAATAAATACCGCTACTTTTCAGCAGCGGCTGCATCGACTAACTTCTTAACGTCATCCCGAATCAGCTCCGGGACAGATTCAATTGTTCGCTGACCATCAGTAATGGCCTTGGCATACAGCTGCTTGATGGCGTTCATTACTTGCCACTCCCTTCATCTGCTGGCTTGGTCCCGGTGGCGCTCTCCTTAGACAGCACCAGGTCAGAAATTTCCAGTAACGCCGCCTGCAACTGCTCGGCCTGCAAGCTGGCACCCTCTGCCGCCGTCTTGGCATCAGTCGCCGCAGTATTGGCCGCAACCGCAGTCTGACCAGTGGACTTCAGGCCAGCAGCCAATTGGCTCAATTGCAGCTTGAGCGCGTCAGCCGAACCGTCAATCCATTTGAGCTGACTCCAATCATAAAATGGGAGCTTGGCTTGGAGATCGTCTGGGATTGGATCAGTGGTATACGGATGCGTAACTTCCACGTCCGTCGGCCAATACATTAGCGCAAAATACGTCCCGTCTGGCCGGACTTTTTCATATGTCTTATAAACCTTCTTCATTGCATTCTCTGCCATTCTATTTACGTCCTTTCACTATTTACTTCTGCACAAAAAAAGGTTTTTCGATAAATTCTGTTCCTTTTATCGAAATTGTTCGTCTTTCTTGCCCATCAACGATTAACGTCATTCCTAATCACTCCTTCAATTCGAATATGCTACAACACGCGTTATTTTCACATTCGACGTAAATGTTTCATTGTTCCAAACTTCGTGTGTCATACCAGGGTGCCCTTCCCAAGGCTCTTCCGTGGAGTATGAATATCTTCCGTACAAATCATTAATACTAATGCTGAGTGATTGATTTCCAGGAGTGACTTTTACTTGTGCTTGGGTTGTAACATTGCCTGTTTTTCCCTCCCATCGTACCGTTTGTATATTCGTACTCCAAGACTTGTTGGTGGCGCTAAGCAAAGCTTCTTTGGGGATCTTAAATGGATGGCCACCATTGTTCCATCCACCAAGATCGTTCCACAACACACTCGTGTAACCAGATGAGGACTGACTGTCCGCGTATAAAAGGACTCCTCCGTCAATATTCTTCCACCCATTTTGTACGGTATCAGTCAATGTGATTGTGCCACTGCCTTGATTTCCGGTCCAAAGGACAGTTCCTGAATCTACTGGCTTTACCAGAGCAAATTCTTGTCCTCCAATAAAGATGGTATTCCGTTCAGCGCCATCAATTACCAACACCATTATGATCACCCCTTTTCATCGATCGCCCAGATGCCGTTTTGTTTCTCGGCGGTGCCGAGTTTGTCGTAGGCCGTACGCGTAATCGGTTTTATATAACCAGCCAGCGCTGTGTCGATCTGTGCGCTGACCTGATCGGCTGTACGGTATTTTGTACCGTCTTCAATGGTCAGGTACTTTTTGGCAGCGTCTACCTTAGATAAAAAGTCAGCGACCAATTTATCAGTCGTCGTGTACTTACTCATATCTGGTGCTGGGACAACAATGGCGATATTGCCGTCAGTGGCCGGCAGAATCTTATCGCCGCCGTTAATGGTCACGGACCGGGCAGGCTTACCCAATTCGTCCTTGGTGGCATAGGTATCTTTGATCCTGTCTTCCAGCTTATCCAAAGCCGCTTGACCTAAGCCAGATGAGCCGTCCTCTGGCAAGATGATCTCCAGTTTGTCCGTGTCACCGATAGTGGAGCTAATCCAATACGCCTGAGACGAACCGGCGTTGTCCGGATAGACGTACTGGCCGGACTGGAACGTCACAACAGAATACAGGATTTCTTCACCGGGCGTCTTGTCGTCCACTGGCTTAGCAAACAGCCCGAGTGTGTTGAGTGTAAACGCCTTGGCCGTCTTCGATTGGTCAAAGACAGCTTCCACTTGGACCGTCATGTCATCGACCACTTTGGCGCCGCTGACCTGTGTCTCCTGATTGACCGGGATATCCTTCGCAAGCAGTATAGACAGTTCATCGTCAGTCTTCGCGTGCAAGTCAATCTCGCTGCCGACTGCCCGTGTGAACATTATCTTGGTCTGGCCCGCCTGGACCTGAGCAGTCAATTTTAAGCCTGCGGTCGTAAATGTATTACGATTTGTTGCCATTGTTCAGCCTCCTTTCATTGTTTGAATGCCGCTGGGCCAATGTATCGGACACCCCTCTTGGTTGCCACTTGTGCTGTGTACAAGCCACGGCTGGCCCAGTGCTTGAACTGCTTGTCCCATGGCACGACTACGCTGCTGCGAGTCCGTGTTGATTGCCCGATGTAAACACCCATCGGATCCGTTTGTACCATGTGCGAGAGCGTCAGATTGACCGGCACGTATTGGTTCAACATGCCAAACAGACGCTGCGTGAGCGATTTGCTCAGTGAGTCGGTCAGCACGAAGATCCGGAACGCTGGACCATCGACCTGCACCGTGGCCTCGCTGAAACCCATGAGCTTGAGCAGTTCTCGCAGATACTTGATAGTGATTGGACGTGGCGGCAGCAAGTGCAGCAGCACATCATAGCGCCGTGTCTCCAGGTCAGTTCCTGGCAGCGGCTCAATGCCTAGCATATCCTCGTAGACGGATATCCCGTCCACATCAGCCAACATGATGGACTGATTTCGCCCAGTCCTGATCACCGTAGCATACAGCTCATCAAGCTGCGGCTGCTCGGTGCGCATCAGCTCATGCATGTCCAACACGTCATCGTAATAGTCCGGCAGCAGCCTCTCCAGTCGAATCAATTCAGCCATTGACCGTCACCTCGCCCAGCACTGGCAACTCTGATAGCTTGCCAGTCGATGCCATCTTGATATCGGCATCGCCGCCAGCAATGGTCAGGTCCGTGGCGTTGATGATCCCCGGAATTCGCAGGATGGCGGCAATGATTTGCGCCCGCAGGATTCGCAGCGTGTAGGACCGATGGGAAATATCCATATTGCCCCACGTCCGTCGTACGCTGTCAAAGTAGCTCTCAATGGCTGCCTTGATCTGTGTCCGCACTTCATCAACTTGGACGCTCCCGTCCGTCTGGACCGTGACTGCCACATCAATCTTGCGAGCAGTCGGCCCAATCACGGTGACTGTATGCCCGATTGGTGCCAGCCCGTAGCCATCACCAGGCATGTCTTGCGGGTCAATGGCCGCTTGAACATCATGAATGAGCTGATCACTCGGCAACGAGAAATCGTTGTCCAGGATAACCAGCTTGACTGTGCCACCACCGTTCCACGTCGGATAAATCTGAACAGCACCAACGGTATGCAACTGCGCCACCATGTCCTGATAATCGGCGACGTTGCCCCCATACGCATTGACATTGTAGTTGGCGAGGATCCGCCGCCGAAACTCATCATCGGTCTCAACATTGCGGGCTGGCACACTGATCTCAATGATTTGAGCATCAGCTACGTCGTCGTTAGGCGTGATGGGCAGGATTTGGCCAACGTAATGATTGGCTGCGTCGCCTGTCGTCTCACAGGTGAGCTGACCGGTGCCGTCATCATTGACTTTCGACACCGTATAGAAAAACGGGGATGAGCCAATGCTGGCGAAACGGTCCCCCATCTCCACAGTGGCTGGTTTGCCGTCCCGATCCAGAAAGCGACCAGTGACAACAGCAGCTGTCGCCGCAATCCGGGTTAATCCCCGCTCCTGCCCACGGTAGTCCAGATATTGATTGGTTGCAGTCTGCGTGTAACTGTCGAGGATCCATTGCCGGATGTACAGGATCACTTCCGCAAAACTGTATGCCGAGGGCGCCAGAGCGTCATAAATAATCGAGCCTTCACGACTGTCGATGTTGCTTGGTACCTTGTCCAGCGCCTTGTCCTTCCAGTAATCGAAGTCCAATGCAGCCAGTTTGTCAGCCATTTCTTGCGGCGTCATGTTGTCACCTCGCTTTCGATATTCAGCAGCCCAAATTGTGTTGTGACCGTAGCAAAGACCGACAGCTCATCACTGCCGGTCTGTTCAATCTTATCAACTCGGACATCGTTCACACGGTCGTCTGCTTTTAGGGCTTCCATCAGCATTCGCCGCACTTCAGCTTTCACATATGGCATTTCCTTACCCAGCAATTCGGCCAGGTCGTTGCCATACTGATCATCATAAATGGGCCAGACAAACCGCTCAGTCCGCAGTATCTTGTCAATCGCTTGACGTGCTGCATCCTGACCGTCAATCATGCCCACAATCCGGCCGTTGATCACTCGATAGGTGAGCGACGGCGCAGTGACCTCAATCACATCACCTTGGTTGTCCATCACTCATCACCCCCAGTTTTCTCCAAGACGAAAAATGACTGGCCACCGTCAGAGCGGATCATCGCAACGCCGTCACCGGCTTTGAGTGACTCATCAACTTCGAACCTCTTCAGTCCGCTCATTGTCGCTGGTATCCGTCCGGTCCTTGTATTTGACCTTGACCTTGTGCTTGGTCGCATGCAGGCCCAGCGTGATGAAGTTGTCCGTCAGGATCATCGAGTTGCTGAGCTGGACCTTGAGCGGCGATGTGCTGACGACCTTGCCAAAAACCAGATCAGCATATTCATTAGGCTTGCCGCCCCGCGAATGCATTTGATCAAGCATCCATTCACCGGCCATCAGATACTCACCTCCAGATCCATTGTCCAATTCTTCGGGTCAAACTTGTGCGTGAGCTTCGTGATATTGACCTGGCGCGGGCCAATGCCGATATCAGTCAGGCTCTGCACCTTGATGTAGCAGCTGTCCCCGGCCCGCAGATCGGTGGTACCTAAGGCGGTCAGCTTCAGCGTGCGTTCCTCTTTGTTCTTCTCCCGCAAAATATCCTTGGCCTTCTGCTGCATGGCAGCGGCGTTCATCTTGTCGTCATTGACCTTCTCGACAACTTGCAACTTGCCCCATTTACTGACAGTCGAGCCAGATGCTGACTTGGTGGTCAGGGTCGTGTTGGCCGGATCATCACCGCTGGACGAGTCTCTTGCGGTCGCCGTGGTTTTACCTTCGTCCTTCTTGGACTTCTTGACCACTTTCACTACGTTCGCCGCGTCGTCGATGCTGGCGTCATACTTCCAATCCGTCAGTAGAGATTTATCTCCGACGATGATGTTGCTCTTAGCAGACGGCATTGCCAGAAACTCGACTGTGCCGTCATTATCCCGGAGAAAGTACCGTTTGCCCGTAGCCGTCGCGGTGTCGTCGAGATCTGCCTTGATCATGTCGAAATAGGTTTCGCCGTCGGCCACCTTGGCGGGCAGCTTGTAACTTGACCTGGTGACAACCCGGTATGGAATTCCTGCAGCCTTACACATCGTTTCGAAGCGTTGGCTGGCAGTCCCAGCAGGCCAGATGATACTATCCTGATTTTTAAGATAACGCATGTTGTCATAAGCCGTGACGCCGAATACTTCATCACCGCTGTATGACACTTTGAAGATGTGGCCGAAGAACACCTTGACGCCGTTCCAGGAGAAGCGGACTTCATCACCATTCTGCGGTGTGAACCAGTCCTGGACTTCAATCAGATCAAACGTCAGTGTGCCGGCTGCAAAGCCAGTATCGACTTCCAGCTGAGGCGTGGTCTTCAAGATTGGCAGCACATTCCAGCGCTCGGGGTTACCCCGTCTGCTGATTTGAAACGTTGTCGCTTTATCCATTGATCACACCCCTTTCAAACTTGATGCTGATACCCAACCCTGCGGCAGTCCGCCGAGCGTAGCCACGTGATATGGCCGTGCCCGTCCAGGGGCGTACAACGTGACTTTGAGCTGCACGTTATGCTCCTTGGCCCCTGGTCCGCCGCCATAAGAATCCCGGAACAGCTGGCCATTGACCACCACTTTCGAGCCAATGCCCAGCTTTTTAGCCGGGGCTGCACGGGCCGTTCCCTTCTTAACTGCGGTCTTTTTACCGGATGGTGCCGTCTTAATGGTCATCCGTTCGGCCTTGCACTCACGCCATTCGGTCAAGGCCAGCGTGTACTGGTATTCAACTGAGTTACCCGATTTGAACCCATACTCGAAACTGTCAATCTTGGTGAGCACATTGATCTTCGTCCCGGAAAGGACAAACCGCACCGGCTTGTCTGCATCCCGTGCAGCGGTCAGCCAATCGATATAGGACTGGGCGTCAGGCAACGGATTCTGAGCTGTCACCCAGTGAGCGTCGGACGTAAGTGGCAGTGTTGATTCAATTGAGAGCGGAATCAGCTTGCGTGTGGTATAGCGCTTGATTTCGCCGAGACCCAATACGGTAGCTGTATCGCCATCGACCTCGCCTTTGACCATCAACTCCGCCGGTGTGACCGGCAGTTCGATGGTCTCGTTGCTGCCATTCGTCAGATAAATACCAACATGATCCAATCAACTCACCTCCTAGCTCGACAGACCGGCATCAGCCCGGCCGCGCAGATAATCTTCAATCGTGCGCACAATCGATTCACCGTCTTGTGCCGTCGCCGCATTGACCACAATGGCCCCCGGAGCGACTGTCACTTGCCGGCTGGTCGATTGATTATTGTTGGTTGTGCTGCTATTACCGGCCAAGCCTAAGCTGGACGGCGCGTATGACGGTCCGGTGCTACCAGAACCACCCACACCGACGCCGCCACTATTCGCACCCGTGTATGCCGCGGTAGAAAGAGCACTCCCAGCCGCCGCCACCGGTGCCAGGTTATCCGTGATCCCCTGGGCAGCACCCAGAGACATGAATTTACCCAGCTCACCGAACAACTTTGATGGGGAATGGATATCCGCCTTGGCTCGGACCGCCTTATCCGCTTGCGCAACCAGTGCGTCAGCAGCAGCCGTCACCGCACCCAATTGAGACATCATGCCACCGGCCAGGCCAGCGCCAATCATGGAGCCAGCAGAAAATGCCTGAGCAGCTCCTGTCCGCATCCGACTGATGGCCACCATGACCAGCATGGACGAAGCCATCATCACGCTGGCACTGCCGGCCTGAATCCCAGCGCCGATTGCACTAGCCAACGCTTGACCAGCAGCCATTGCGTTGCCTGTGCCGCCCTGGAAGGCACTCACCAATGAGTTGATAGCCTTAGAAGCCATATCCCCAATGGCGCTGAGCCCTTCCTTAACGACTGAGACCGCGCCGACCATTGTCTCTAAGCTGTCGGCCGCAGCGGTTGCATTCGTTGCAATGCTCCGGACCTTACTCGCAACCAATGCCGTAGCGGCTCCTAATAGAGCCATGCCAACAGCAGCGACCGCTGCACCAGCACCCAGAGCAATGATCCCGGCCATCGCCACGAGAGCCATAACCCCGACGAGCATTAAGCCCGCCATCGCAACCATTGCACCGACGCCGACCATCATTAAACCAACCATGGCCATCATGCCGCCAACCATAAGCATCATGAGCCCTGTGAAAGCCATCATCGCCATCGTGAAGACCATGATCAGTCCGACCATTGCCATCATGCCACCCATCATGACCATCATCAGGCCCATCATGGCCATCATGCCGCCCATCATGACCATCATTAATCCGGTGAAGGCCAATATGGACATGGTGAAGACGAGCATTAAGCCCACCATCGCCATCATCCCGCCAACCATCACCATCATGAGCCCAGTCATGGCGAGCAGACCGCCAGCCATGAGCATCACTAAGCCTGCAAAGGCCACGATGCTTGCGGCAAACAACATAATCAGGCCAACAGACGCAATCAGGGCCGCCGGCATCAGCAGCATGAGCGAACCGGCCAGAGCCAGGAAGCCCAGCGCCGCTGAAAGCCCAAATTGAGCCACCAGAGGCAGAGAGACCGCAATTAATGCGATCCCAGCACCAGCGAGAAACATGCCGGCACCAACCATCAACGCAGCAGCACCCAGCATCAACATTGTGACGCCGAAAACCAGCATGGCCGGAATGGCAGCCGTTAATGCGCTGCCGAATACCGAGAAGATGATTACCAGACCCGCAATCACGACGCCGAACGTCGCCATCGCGATAGCGCCTTGTGTACCGGTCGCCGCCAGTGGTGCCATAGCTAATGCCATAACGCTGACTGCAGCACCGAAGACCGCAATGCCAGCCATACTGGTCTGCAGCTTACTGCCCATCAGACCCAGCACAACAGCCAAGCCACCCACCACGGCACCAAACGTCGCCATATTAGCGACAGCGTTCGGTCCAGCATTGGCGATACCCTGCATGGACTTAGCCAGCAATGCGAGACTAGCGACAACTAGCGCAATGCCCGCCATCTTGATCCCGAAATTGAGACCACCGGCAAGAGCTTGTTTCAGGCTCCCGACCTTTGTGGCGGCATCCTCCGCACCTTTGCCGGCTTTGCCAAGAGACGACAGCTTACTCGCCAACTTGGCCACGATGCCGACTACAGGCAGGACAGTCTTCTTGGCGACTTTCCAGGCGATAAATGCCTTGACTGCTTTTCCAGCCAAATCCTTAATCATTACCAACTGTTCCGGCGTCAATGACTGGAGCCATTTACCAAATGCGCTGATAGCACCGGCCGCAATTTTCATCGCCTTGCCGACACCTTCGGCAGCCATCTGGATCGGGTTGAGTTTCTTGCCATCAGGTATCTGATTAAACGCCGCCTTGACGAAATCCAAGCCAACCGACACATCGCCCCAGGCATCAGAGAACGCCTTGACTGCACCGGTATCCACCAACGCGGACCAGAAATCAGTGACCCACTTTTTGGCCGTGCCGAACGCCTTGAAGACATTATCCGCAATCTGGTCAAAGTTAATTGACGCAATCTTGTCAGACAGACTGCTGATAACGTTGATCCCGACCTTGGAAACTCGGTCAAATGCTCCTTGGAGCTTGTTAGTCACACCTTCTCGTAGTCCATCCATGGCTTGGCCGACAGTCTTGTACTCCGTCGCCATTTTTGTGAACGCTCCGCTGGTACCAGTCTTCGTGATGGCGTTGAAGAAATCTTGGGTCTTGACCTTGCCGTCCTGGATATTTTGGACCAACTGAGATGTGGTCTTGCCCATCGTCTTAGCAACGGCCGCAATACCTGCTGGGGTTTGTTGCAGCATTAACTTAAAGTCAGCCCATTGGACTGTCGGCAACGCAGCCATTTGCGTGGCTTGCTGGCTCAACGTCTTCATGGCTTGTGCCGGTTCTGGAGCAGCAGCAGCCAAGCCACCGAAACCTTTAACCAGCTCAGTGGTGTTCTTGGTGCCGACAGCAGCCAGTTGCGAATACGTTGAGGACATGTCAGACGCTGAGTAAATGGTCTCCGTGGCGTAGTCTTGCAACTGCTTTTTAACAGATGCAATTTCAGCCGGCCCCTTACCCATGTTTGCCATGTTGCCTTCGAACGTTTTCCACACCGCAGAAGCCTCACCGAGGTCGCCGATCAGTCCGCCAATCTCGTTCTTGACTGCACCAAGTGCATTGCTGATACCATTGCCAATCACATTGGCACCCAGCATTGACTTAAATGCACTACCAAGGGAGGAGGTCTTGCTGGTGACCGCATCGATACCCTTACTCAAACTGCCCATGATATTCCCACCGAGCTTGCCTTTGAGCGAGTCAAATCCTTTACCGGCATTGCCCAGCCCACTATCTAGTTTGGATAATGCACTGGAAAACCGGTCTTGAATTTCGATAGAACTGCGAATCGTTGCCATGGCCGACCTCCTTCCTAGTGTCTGCGGTGACTGCGGGCCTTGGCCTCAGCCTCACGCTGCTGTTTCTTCTCCTCTTCCTGTCCGAGATCAATGCCGGCAATCACGACGGCTTTCTCCCGAACGGAGAGCGCACTCCATTGCTTCGGTGTCCAGCCGAATTGGCGCATAGCGAACCAGTAATACTGGAACTCAACGCCATAGCCGGCCTTGACTAGTTTTTTACTTGTTCTCGGAGATCATCAACGTCTTCATCAGCATCGAAACCGCTGACTTCTTGTACAGCCAGTGCCAAGTCGGTATACTCACCGATTTTGAGCATCTTCTTGATGGTCGCTACCGGATTACCAGGAGTACCCCAGCTCTTTTGCAGCTTGGCGTTGTTGACATCAGGACTAACCAATGCATTGACCATTAACAGATCCACGTAAAGGTCTTGGTCAGTCTGTGCAGTGATTACGCCGGCCTTGTTCTTCGTCCGGCGGGTTGCCTGTTTCTTCAAGCCTTCAGCCACATCGGCCCCAACCGCTTCAACGACGAACGGCTGCTTAAAACGCGGAAATTTTACTTCCTTGGTTTCTTTCGTGGCAGCAACGTTTTCGGCAAGGAAAGCGTCAATACCCACTTGTTCGTTTTCAGTCATGTCAATCCTCCTATGCTTCGTTAAGACCATTGAAAGGTGTCACCAATTCGCTGCCCTCGAATGTGAAATCAGACTCCCAGTCCAGCACACCATCGTCAGAGTTCAGGTTGAGCAACGGGATGTCGTCCAGGTTCACGTCTTGCAGCAGAATTGTTTGCTTGCCCACGCGGCTAGTGGTGTCTTCAATCGTGGCAGAAATGCTGAAATACAGATCAGCACCGCCCTTCACGAAGTCAGTGCCGTATTTCATCCAGTTACTATTGATCAAGTAACCGGAGAGTGTGCCAGTCCCCTTCATGCTGGTGGTCTTGTTCTTAGTGATCCGGGAGCCGATCACCTGCACTTCTTCCTTGTTCTTCTCCCATTTCGCACTCAATTCTTCAAGCTCGATCATTGGGATGTTCTGGCCGTTAATCGTGGCGAACACCATCGCCTCCTTGGAGGAAATTGTGTCGCGAGCTTCCAGAAATTGTGAAATCGTATGAATTTCAGCCATGCTTTATTCCTCCTTAAACGGTCACTGTCATATACAGCTTTTCCATGGCATCAGCCGGAGTGACGGCCAAATTGACAACCACTGTATCCAGGTCTTCGCCGGGATCCACGCTGATATCCGCAGCGTCAAATGCACCGAGTGCGCCACTAGTCACCAGGCCGTTGAGATACTCGACCCGATTGCTCTTGAACAGGTCGCGACCGGCACCATTATTGGTGATTTTACCGATAAACGCCTTTTCAAACGTGTCCTTGGTGTTCTGGGCAATATCGTCCAGCACCCGGATAACCCGGTTCTTCGCCAGATCGCTGCGCTTGTCCTGGGTGAAATTGTGGAATGAGTTGATGTCCTGTTCAATGACCACTGTACCGTCGTTCCGAACTGTGAACAGCAGCTTGCCAGCATTGAGCGCCAGGATTGTATCTTCATTGTTTAACCGGCCAATCACGTCCGAAGCATTGGGATAAACCGCATAGGTCAGTGACTGATTCAGCGGAACTGCGGATTCAACGCCGGCAATATAGCCCGCTGCCTCAGTGGTGGACAATTGCGTGCCGTCAGAGAGCACTACCCCATTAGCCACCACAATAATGCCTTCATAGTCGTAGCCAGCGCCGGCCGTGTCTGGGATGACTGCTTGGACCTTTTGGCCAGATTCTTCCC